ATTACCAATGGTATTTTGGTGATGGTAGACCCAAAAATAGTGCAGACAGTTGGAAAACTCCTGTTATTCAAAAGAAAGACGACTTCAGTGTCAGCAACGGTTGGGGATTCAGTCCTCCTGCCACAGGATGGGATACCAATTTCTTTGATACACTGGACATCTACACTTTCTATGGCAAGAAATACACCAAACTCACTGTGTATAATCCCAAGATCAGTGGCATCAGCTGGGAAGGGTTGGATACCACCAGCAGCGACCTCATGACTGTGGACATGACCATCCAACATGAAGGATATGCCTATACCGCTGTTGCCCAGCCCTTGGATGGGGCTTTGATCACACAATTCAATTTGAATGGTGGTGATTATTTTGAACCAGAAGATCTTTTTGGTGGTGTGAATGCTTTCCTTTTGGATTTGAATGACAGTTTTGAAAGTGCAATAGATGGCATCCTGGGCAGCGCAAGAAATATTCCTTTTGTGGGACAGGTGCTGAGTGGACTGGGCAGCAGTGCTGTGAGAGCCAGTGGAGTGGGAGGATTTATTCCCAGAATCACAACTGGCCTGGCCAGTACAACATTGGGTAGATGGGGGAATTTCCGATGAGCGATTTGATCACACGCAACCTCAAAGATCAGGTGGGCAACTTTGGTCAGGAAACGCTGGTAGGCAATGTGAATGGCCTGAGGCAGTTTGTGGATCCACAAACTGGTGCAATCATCAGCCGCAAAATCTCACCAGATGCGTTTGATCTCAACAACAGTCCCCTGGACAACAGCTTTCAATTGGATCCTCAGGTCTACAACAACAGCAGAAATCTTTTCCAACAAAGTGGCGTTCCCTCCAAGCTCAGTGACACATTTGGTGCCATCACAGCAGTCACCAGCAAGTCACAAGGAGTAAGTCCCCGTCAATTGTTCAATCAGGGCGTAATGAGCAGTGCATTGTTGGAGAATGTGAATTTTTTTCGCACAGCCCACAGTCAGATTGGCATCAACAATGGCAGCACACAGCCACCCTGGACACACAATCTCCTGCTGGGAACCAAAATACTCAATCAAACTGGTTAACCTCCTACATAATGGTGGTTGATCAACATGGCAAAATACACACAACGACAATTTACCTTTCGAGCGGAAGTCTGTTGGCTTTTAAGCCAACAGATGGATAGCGAGTGACATAAATATTCGCACAAATGAAGCAGGAAGCTGTTGGCTTAAAAGCCAACAGTAGTTCACCATCTGGATCTAATAGATGCTTATACCTTGAATAGGAGTTATGTGTAACATACCAAACTGCATAAGTGTAGGCTGTAAATAATATAAGCCCAGAAATCATAGGAAGCAGGCATAATTTGCGTATTATCTCAAAAACACAAAATCTGCAAAAGCATATGCGATGCGACATAACTCTTGAAAAATTGTTGGAGAAATTCCATGAGCAAGTATAGTCAACAGGTGTTTGTGCCAAAAAATCCACAAAAACTAATAGGTAACATGCGCCCCTTTTCGAGGTCATCCTGGGAATTAAGAATGATGAATTTCCTGGACCAGCATCCCAATGTCATACAATGGGGCAGCGAGTGTGTGAAAATACCCTATACCAATCCTCTCACAGGCAAAAGCACAATTTACATTCCTGATTTTTTGATCAAGTATAGTGATAAAAATGGCAATCAGAGAGCGGAACTTGTGGAAATCAAACCCAAGAAAGAAACTTGTATGGAGGCTGCCAAAAGTCGCAGAGACAAAATGTTTGTTATCCTCAACACAGCAAAATGGGTGGCGGCAGCCCAGTTCTGCTCTAAACATGGTGTGAAATTCCGAGTTCTTAATGAAGATCATATCTTTGTAGGAAAGGCTAATCAAAAAAAATCTAAATAATTGTAAATGCGGGTCGCGATGCTGAAACATGTAACAAAATATCAGCCAAAAAAAGGGCCAGTCACCCTGGAATAAGGGAAAGCAGACAGGACAGTTGACACACACTGCCCAGAGGGTAATGATAATTAGTCCTACTGGTGAGATATTTGACCATTCTTCCATGAGACAAGCTTGCATAACACATAATCTCTCAACCGCAAGTATGTGCAATGTTAAACAGGGCAAACAGGATAACTATAAAGGATGGGGAGTGATCACATGATTATGCTCAATGAGGACAGCATTTTCCAGACCAAAGGAAAGAAAGCATGAGCAGATTTGACACACTGGAAAACACTTTTGATCTGCCCAGATTGGAGGACAGCTTGCAAGAGCTCACAGACACAACACTGGAACAAGCACAGGAACTTGCCAAGGACTTTCACAGTCAGGATCATTTTGAACTGCATGATGAAGAAATGGATGAAATAGCAGGATTGGCTGTGGAATATGGCAAAACCCTGCATGAGCTGGGCATGAATGTGGAAGTAAAACATGCTGGAGAAATATTCACCGCCAGCAGCAACATGCTCAAGGTTGCACTGGATGCTAGAAACAGCAAAATGGAAAAGAAACTCAAGATGCTGAGATTGGAACTGGACAGGCTGAAATTGGATAGAACCAATCCTGATGCAGGAGAAACCATACACCAGGAATCTGTGATGGTATTGGATCGCAATCAAGTGTTGGAGCAAATCAAAAATTTGCGCATTGATAACACTAAATAACAGTATGCGTCTACGAGAACAGAAAATGACAAGTTTCAAAAAACTACTAAATGAAAGCCAGAAGAACTTCAGTTATAGATTGAAAACTGTTGTACCCATGGATGACCAAAAGATGGACGATCTAGAGCGTCTACTCAAGCGTTACAATCTTCTGGACATAGGGTCAGTTCACAAGATTACAGCCAAGGATGACAGTTTGGAATTCCGTGATATTGAAAATGCTGACGTTTATTATGTGGATTTTATGATTGGTGTGCCCATGAGTGCATACATCTTGCAACAGGAATTGAGAGCAGTTTTGAACCTTCCTGAAAAGTTTTTGGTGGTAAGAGCAGACAACGAAGCCATTGAAGTGGAAAGCGTCAAGAATCAATTGTTGCGCACTCTGGACCAGAAAGCCAAACAGGAAGGATACACTGACAAGGGCAGCTTGCTGAGCACAGATAGATTTTATTTGGATGCTGAACAGCCTTTGACTAATAATGCCTATGGTGACAAATACAACAGCAAGTTTTTGAATCTGCTGCAACAAATAGCCAGCAGTAGAAAAACACAAACATTCCAAACCACCAGTGATTTGAATCCTGTGGAACAAATGCAATCCGTTGAACAACAGCCCAAACAAGATACAACAGATTTCAATGCGCATCTATCAGGAGTAAAACCAGTCTACAAAAGTGTTGACATGGGAGAACCTGTGGAATTGAACCTTTTGGGACCCGATGGCAATTTTGATGATGATACCAAACGTTACTTCAAAGTCAGCCGCAACAACAAAGGTGAGAAAAAAGTTAACAGTATTGAAAGCAAGCCAATTCGCAGAGATTTGGGGAAGGCCAAAAAATAATGACACACATGGACACAACATATAATTTAAGTGTTACTGCCAAGAATCTCGTGGATGGAAGTGGCAGCACCATGACAATCAACACCAACATGCCCCAGGATCTTTTGCGTCTCTTGCAATTGAGCGGCCAAGACAGTGTTTACACCCTCAATATCACACAAAATCATCATGATCATGATGTGGGCTTGAAAGTGGACAGCAACAGTTGCACAACAATCACCACCAACGATCCGCAGGATTTAATTCAGGCCATTGCACCACAATCTGTAAAACCCTGCGGATGCGAACAAGCATGTGATTGCCAAGCATCCTCAGACTATGCTCTCATGGAGCAACAAGCTGAATATGATTATGGCCATGAAGATGCCACGGATGAACAAATTGAATTTGATATCAAGGACTACAACTTCAAAGGCCGAGCTGATCTACCAGAACGTTTGAGCAGTGCTAGATATGGAAGCAATCCCTTGCGCAGTGAGATGCGTGAAGGCAAAAGCTATGAAAATCTACGCAACATGTATGAACAATTCCTCCTGGAAAGTGAAAACGATGCAGGACAACTGAGTCCTCTAACAGCAGATAACCGCAATGAATTTTTGCATGATCCACTGGCTGGTGAAGATGCTGTAACAGATGGCAGCAGAAGTCCACTGAGCAGAATAGAAAGACAAAAACTACCGGACTGAAAAAGTGATTATCAGAACTCAACAAATAGTAACACTGAACATCATTTATTATATGCCAGATTATCATAATCTGCTACAAGAGTTTATCTGGACATGTGATGATTGGGTGCCTGAACTTCAGCGCACCCATAAATTTCTCTGGCATTGGAAACACAATGTGGATGCAGTGATCAAGGAAATTGTGCTGGGAATAAATCATCGCAGTTTTAACAGCTACACAAATGTAGATCAAATTTTGAATTTAAACTGAACATGGCAAAAAATCCATTACTGGCGCAGGAGGTGAATCTAGTCAAAGCACCTCATCAAAAAATTGCATTGACCAAAGAGCAACAAGCTGAATTTATCAGATGTGCAATAGATCCTGTTTATTTTGCCAACAATTATGTGTATGTGCAACATCCCACACAGGGCAAGGTGCCATTCAAGCTGTTTGATTATCAGACACAGATGATCAGCACCTACAACAATCACAGACAAGTGATTGCTATGTGCAGCCGTCAATTGGGAAAAACTGCCACCAGTGCTGCATATATTTTGTGGTTCAGCATTTTTCAAGAAACTGTGAATGTGTTGATTGCTGCCAACAAGTTTAGATCAGCAACAGAAATCATGGACAGAATAAGATTTGCCTATGAAGAATTACCAGACTGGTTGCGCCCGGGTGTTACCACCTACAACGTGCAAAAGATTGTTTTTGACAATAGCAGCAAAATAGAAAGCACCACCACAACACCTGACAGCGGACGTGGCAAAAGTATCAGTCTCTTGTATTGTTTGGCCGGAGAAACCGAAGTAACCGTACGAAACAAGCATACTGGCGAGATTGAAACACTCGCTTTGAAAGAACTGCATAACAGAACTTCGAAAAAACCGTGAGATAACGTGGCTTTCGTCATAAATAAATGATGACAAAGCTTGAGCAATTTAAAATACGCAACCGCAAACGTAATAGGCATTTGTATACAGCGGAATCAATTGAAGGAATTGATTTTGTAATATGCCCTGTTAGCGGAGAGCGCCTTAGTATGATAAGAAATGATTATATTTCAAAGATATTAGGCATTGATCCAAATGTCTATTGGAAACAGTACGAACATATGCAACGCTGTTCTCAAAAAAGGAAAATCAACATCAAAACAGGACTGTCAGTAGTTGATGATGCCACAGGTTTGACCAAACATGAGCTCGGTATCAAAAAATCGCAGGTTACAAAAAGTATTCCGGATTCCCAAGGGCAAACTATACACCAAAAAATTGGGCAAAGAACACGAGCTACACATATGTCAAACATTGACCAGTTTGGTCGAAATGGCTATAGTCAAAGTGCAGTCAGAAACATTATCAAGGGTAATCAAACAAAAGCCGAAAGAGGTCTTATCTTATATCCACATGAAAGAAGTCTATATTATAGATATAAAACTGTCGTCTTGTATCTCACAACCAAAAATAGACCTCAATTGCTGGAAAACACTGACATCAAATTGGGACTAGCAGGAGAACCAAACGCTTATCATATTGATCACAAATACAGCATTTATTCAGGGTGGAAAAACAAAGTGTCACCTTTGATTATCGCTAGTATTGAAAATCTGCAACTGCTGCCATGGAAAGAAAATATCAGTAAACATACTAGATCGAGCATCGACCTGGATCAATTGCTAAGTATGTGTAAGACCAACTTAGCAGATAACAAAGAGCAATTTGATAAAATCATGCAAATTCTTATACAAGATAGTCAAGATGAGGTTCCTCCAACCGGAGCGTTTGTGCTAGAGAGATATTATGCAACAACATTACTTTGAAAATAGCGATTATGAGATACTGACTCCGTTTGGGTGGGAAGATTTTGAAGGCATCATCTGCAACGAAGATGCCAACAAAGATTCCCGAGTTCTTGTTTTGCAAAACGGGTTATCTATTACTGCTACAAATGATCATAGATTTTATACCAAGAACGGCGAAACAAAGGCAAGTGAACTTGCAATAGGTGATTGGTTAGATACCGAACACGGATTTGTTGAAATTGTTTCAATTGATGAGATTGTCTTGCAACACACCTATGACATCTTCAATAGCACAAATCATATTATATATGCCAATAAAATTAAGAGTCATCAATGTGACGAGTTGGCCTTCGTAAAATCCAGAATAGCAGAAGAATTTTGGACAGCCATCAGCCCCACACTGGCCACTGGTGGTAAATGCATCATCACCAGCACGCCCAATGGTGATGAAGATACCTTTGCACAAATTTGGTATGGCGCCAACAGAATCCAGGATGAATATGGAAATGACGATCCAGATGGTGTGGGTGCAAATGGTTTCAAGGCATTCATGGCAACTTGGGATCAGCATCCTGACAGAGACGAAGAATGGGCCAAGAAAGAACGTGCCAAGATTGGTTATGAAAAATTTGCCAGAGAATACGAGCTCAAATTCCTCACAGCTGATACAACACTCATTGACAGCAGGGTATTGAGCAGTCTGGTTAGCAAAGAAAGCACCTTCAAAACTGGTGAAATAAAATGGTGGATGAAACCACAAGCCAACGGTATATATTGTGTGAGTTTGGACCCCAGTGCAGGTGTGGGCAGAGATTTTGGTGCAATCCAAGTATGGAAATTGCCTGAAATGCAACAGGTGGCAGAATGGATGCACAACAGAAGCAGTGTTGCCATGCAATTGAAAACCCTGATTCAAATTTTGCAATTTTTGGATAGAGAGATCAGGAAATTGCCTGACCAATTGGGAGAACCAGATCTCTACTGGACTTTTGAAAACAACAGTTATGGACAAAGTGTAATTGAATTGCTCAACGAAGTGAGCCTGGATAACATTCCTGGTCAGCTCATGAGCGAGCCTGGTCAATCTCAACAGCGCATGCGCAGAGGATTCAACACCAATGTCAAAACCAAAAGCCAGGCCATAACCAAATTCAAAAGCCTCATCGAGAGCAACAGAATGCAGATCTACAGCAAACCACTGGTGAGTCAGCTGAAAAACTTTGTGAGCAAAGGGGATAGTTTTGCTGCCAAAAGTGGTGAAAACGATGATTTGGTGAGTGCCACACTGTTGATTGTGCGCATGAGTCAAATGATTGGCAAATGGGATGACAGAACAGCAGCCACTCTCATGGACAACAGTTTGTTGGAAATAGATGGATTGCAAGAACCCATGCCCATTGCTGTAAGCATTTGGTAATAAATACAGCAAGTAAATTGGGCACATGATATGACTGAACAACAAGATCCAGAAAATGCTGCCATGGCGCAAATGATTTTCACCATTCTCAGTGGTAAGAATCACAAAGTGATCATGTATGATCCCTCTGGCAAGAGAGTTTTTGACCCTTCACAAGCCAACAGATTGTTTTGCACAGACCTCAACATGATGGTGCAGTTGGGCTACACCAAAGGCAGCAGTCAAAAACCCAGTGTGACTTTTCACACAAGTGCTACAACCCCCTTGCGAGATGTGGAAGAAATTCGCAACACCTTGCGTCAGCACAACAGCTTTGATCACAGTTTCAATCTCATGCCATATGGTAAAAATCTCGAACCCAAGAATTTCAAAAACATGAACAAAACAGAAGTAACAGAAAGTGCCTGGACAGGCAGCACAAGAACCAGCAGATGGAAAACAGGTGTCACAGAAGTGGTGATCCGACACAACCAACGTCTGGAAGACAGTGAGAACCCTCGCCGCTGGACACGCATTGCTGACATCTTCATCCATGGTGCAGATGGCAGCAGATACAAGTTCCCCTACCGTCACATCCTGGGAGCCAAGGCCATGGCGCAACACTTGGACCAACAAGGCGCCCCTTGGGATGAAACTGGCAACATACTTCAGGATATCCTGGATCTCACCATGCAGGTTCGCAAGCTCAAGAGATGGGCTGTGAACAATCAACCCAACTGCTTGGATGCCATTCACAATCTGCAAAGAGACATCAAACACATACTCCACAAGATCAGTCAACCCAACAGTTATGCACAAGCTGTGGACCAGGCCAAACAGATGCACCCCACCTGGCAACAAGTGCCTGTGAGCATAGATATCACATGGCCACAAGGCATGGACAAGGCTGTCTCCATGCTGCACAGTTATCTGCCACATGAACATCAGCCCACTGCCATGGATCACATGGACTACCTAGAACCCGAGGAACACAATATGGATCAAATGGATCAGGACGATCAGGCCTTTCCTGAAGCAAGAGAGCTCAACGAGTGGTTTGGGCAATTTGACGTAAGCAAAATATTTGAACAACAACCCAGTGAGCTGGAAAAGACTATTGCAGTTAACCAAGAGGAGCATGGCAAGGAAGATCCTCGTCAAGTGTATCAGGATGTCAAAGATGATGTGATGGGTCTCACCAATACTTTTGAAAAGGATCCTCAAGCAGCATTGGATCAGATTACCAAAACACTGGAAAAACTCAAAAAACTCAAAATGTGATATTGGCCAGTGTCGTGTATATCCTGGCACATGGATCCATGTGCCAGGATTGAGGGTGGAAAAATGCGTGGGTGCAATCAAAAATATTGATTGCACTATTGATTATTCTTGAAATTTTGTCTAACATATTAATGTTACTGATGCAAAGCAGCAATGTTTGTGCAATAGTATCGTAACCTTATAGGCACAATAGAAAGGACAGTATGTCATGGCACTTAATTTAGCACAGATTAGAGAAAAGCTACTCGCACAACAAGCACAAAAAGACAAGCCCCGCACAGGTGGTGGAGATAATGCAAATTATCCGTTTTGGGCCAATCCAGATGGTTCCACAGCCACACTGCGTTTCCTACCAGACGGAGATTCCAGCAATGACTTCTTCTGGGTAGAACGACTGATTATCAAACTCCCATTCTCAGGTATCAAAGGTGACAGCAGCAGCCGTCCCACAGACGTGCAAGTTCCTTGCATGGACATGTGGAAACCAGGCAGTTGCCCCGTCAATGCCGAAATCCGCCCCTGGTGGAAAGGTGGCAAGGACATGGAAGATCTTGCTCGCAAGTATTGGCGTAAAAAGAGCTTTTTGTTCCAGGGATTTGTTGTTCAGAACCCCAACCCAGAAGATGCTGCAAATGTTCCTGAAAACCCCATCCGCCGTTTTGTGATCAATCCCAGCGTGTTTGATCGCATCAAGACTGTGTTCATGGATCAGGAAGTGGAAAACAGCCCAGTGGGTTATGAAGATGGTTTGGATTTCCGTCTGGTCAAGGGCACCAAGGGGCAGTATGCTGATTATGGCAGCAGCTCATGGGCTCGTAGGGAACGTGCTCTCAGCACGGAAGAACTTCAGGCCATTGACAAGTTTGGGTTGTTCCACCTCAGCAACTATCTACCCAAGAAACCAGATGAAGATCATCTACAAGCAATCATTGACATGTTCCATGACAGCGTGGATGAAAAACCATATGATCCTACCAAGTATTCGCAATACTACAGGCCCTATGGTCTTAAAACTGATGAAACAAATGACCAGGTCATGGACACTGTGAAAACCAGTGTACAAGTGCCCCGCAATGTAAAAATCACAGCACCTGTGGCAACCACCACCGATGATGTGCCATTTGATGTGGACACCAAGGCTGCTGCCACCCCAGCAGCTTCTGAGGAAGCTCCCAAGAAGCTTACCAGTCCAGAAGACATCCTGGCTGCAATTCGCAAGCGCAACCAGGCCAAGGGATAACTAAAATTATCCTGGGAGGGCTCTTGACGGGCCCTCCCTTTCTGTCTATATATACATATGATCAATAACAAGGACAGCCATGACAGTCAAAACATTAGATTTAACCAAATTTAGAAAAGATATTACCAAAAATATTCCTGGCTTGAGCGTGGGCTTTAGAGATCCCAAGGTGTGGATCAGCACAGGCAACTATGCACTCAATTATGCCATTAGCGGCAGGTTCAGAGATGGCGGCATCCCCTTGGGCAAAGTTGCTGTTTTGGCTGGAGAAAGTGGCTGTTTACCATCTATCGCCAAGGTGCGGGCTAGGATAAAAAAGAGATAATTTTTTATCCAGATTGATCGCATAACATAAATACTTTTGAAAAAGAGAGATATGGTATGCGATCAATTTTTGATAGAAAATACTTCAAAGAAGCAGGAATCAATCAATCAATGTTCAATAGTCAACAAATAGAAGAGATTGAACAAATAGCAACAGAGTCATACCCTATGAGTGCTGGTAAAGTCGATCAGTTGATAACTGTAATCAAAAACCAGCCTAACTCAATTTATAAATCATGGATCAGATATCAAGAGCTATCTACTAGCAATGTGGATGTAAAACTAAAAAGCAGCCTTGTATATATCTATGGTGATAAGATTGGCGAATGCATCCACCATAATAGGGGGATGTTTCTGTCAAGTAAAAAGAGAAAAGCAAGCAGCTACGAAGAGGGGTATGTTAACTCACTAGAATTACTCCAGGAGAGAAACATCACCTGGGACAAGTTAACATGTCTACAACAAGACAGAATCTGTGCACTGCTAAAATATGTTGATCGTAACAAACACCATTATTTGCGATATACAGCATCCTGGTTCATTATACAAAATCTCACAAACTATGTGGGGAGATATAAAAGAATTAAATCAGCCGGGCAAACAAGTCTCTATTCATATGTGCTCAGATATGGTGCACGTTTGGGGAAAGAGTTATATGATACAGCATGCGGAAAGAAGACAGCTCACTTCACAAACACACTAGGCTATTGGACTGATAAGGGGCTAAGCCTTCAAGGGGCTGAACATCAAGTGCGTCTTGTTCAAAAGGGTAGAAACCAACGTGCACTTGAGTTGCTCACTGGGACGAGCGAATATTCTGTAAGAAGCTTGGCTTATTGGTTGAAGAGAGGTTATACACAAACCCAGGCAGAAACCGAGGTGCGTAGAGTGCAATCCCATAATAAAACACCAGAAAGTATCGCACAATGGCTAAAAACTTTAGCAAACAAAAGTTCTGAAGAGAAGGCACTCATAAATTTGAAGCGCAGCCACACCATAGATGGTATTATGGCAAGAGGATATGATGAAGAACAAGCAACATCTATGAGTATAGCCTACTTCTCTAAAAGGAAAAATCATAGTCTGATAAGCCAGAAGATGTTTGATATGATCAAGGATCGCATAGGCGAATCTGGATTATATTATAAATCACTCAATTATGAACGCCAGTTAAGTAGATTTTGTGTGGATTTTTTTGATGCGAGTAGTAGTGTAGTAATAGAGTTTTTAGGTGATTATTGGCATGCCAACCCTTGCAAATATAAGGCATCAGATAAAATATATGATAAGTCAGTTAGTTTGGTTTGGCTTGATGACAAAAGACGGATACATGCTATAAACTCACATAAGGACGTATCTCACGTCTACATAATTTGGGAAAGTGAATTCAGAGACAACCCTGCCGATACAGTTGCATACGCAGTAGAATGTATAAATCAACACAGGAAAGAAAGATTAAATGACAGAACAGATTGAAGAAAAAGAAATCACTGTTGGAGAACTAAGAGAATTATGGTTCTCAGGAGAATATGATATTGAGCTGGACACTCCTGATGGATATCAACCAGTAACAAATTGGTTTGATAAAGGTCCCCTTCCTATAGTTGAAGTCAGGCTTGACAATGGGGCAGTCACTCGTTGTGCAGCAAGCCATCTTGTGCAAGCTCTTCAAGATGGTGAACCCATCTGGAAGCTTGCGAGCGAATTGGATCAGGGGGATCAAATTTTGACTCTAGACCCACACGCTCCGTATGGTAGAGTGATAGAGATTATTGATCAAACAACTGAAGATTGTTATGACTTTGAGATTGGTCATGAAAATCATCGTTATTGGGGCGATGGAATCAGCAGTCACAACTCTGGAAAATCCTTTCTTGCATCAGGCAACATTATCTCAAATGCCCAAAAGAAAGATGTGTTTGTGGTGTTGATTGACACTGAGAATGCACTTGATGAAAGTTGGCTCAAAGCGTTGGACGTTGATACTAGTGAGGAAAAGCTGCTCAAGGCTAACATGGCCATGGTTGACGACGTAGCCAAACTTATCAGTGACTTTATGAAGGATTACAAAGCTCGTTATGGGATATTACCTGAAGATGAACGTCCTAGAGTATTGTTTGTGATAGACAGCTTGGGTA